GACCTGGTTTGCCCTTGCACAACCTTGGAGTAAAGAAAGGCCTGATGCCTTCCAGGGATCTCACGAAAAGCATATCCTATTTCTCTACGACGAAGCCAGCGCGACTGATGATATTATATGGGAGACTACCGAGGGGGCTATGACAACCCCTGGAGCTGCATGGATCGTGTTCGGCAATCCAACCAAGAACACCGGGAGATTTAAGGAATGCTGGGGAAAGTTTAGACATAGATGGAATACTGGAAAGATCGATTCTCGAACCGCTAAGATGGCAAACAAACAGCAGATTAAGGAATGGATAGAAGATTATGGAGAAGATTCAGACTTTGTAAGGGTAAGAGTCAAAGGTGAGTTTCCAAGAGCGGCATCCAATCAGTTCATCAGTGAAGAGCTTATATTAAACGCACAGAGACGTCCGAACATTCCGAACCTTTACAACCATATGCCCGTAGTGATGGGAGTTGATATAGCCCGGTTCGGTGATGACCAGACGGTAATATTAACCAGGCAGGGCACTTTTCTTGCACGGATTGACAAGTATCGGGAGAAAGACACGATGCAGACTGCCGGGTTAGTGGTAGAGGCAATAAAGACCTGGAGCCCACAAACGGTCTTTGTTGACGTAATAGGCATAGGCGCTGGTGTGGTTGACAGGTTGCATCAATTGGGATATAAGAACGTTATTGGGATAACATCAGGCGTTGAGGCGCAAGCTGATGACCGATATTTCAATCTACGCTCTGAAATGTGGGGCAAAATTAAGGATTGGCTGAAGTTTGCGATATTACCGGATGATGACGAACTTAAAACAGACCTTATTGGACCTGAATATTGGTTTGATGGAAATAATAGGATTCAACTGGAAGGGAAGAAAGAAATGAAAAAAAGGGGCTTAGCTTCTCCTGACTCTGGAGACGCTTTAGCTCTAACCTTTGCTATAGACGTTTTTCCGGATGCAGGGAAACACCAACAGCAACCACATGCAATCATGGACTTCGACCCTCTTAAATTTGATCATCAACAAACGGCGGTTATGTGATGAATATTGCAGAAAGGATTATTAACAAAATCAATACGTTTGAAATAATGATTGGGTTTAAACCTTCTGCTGTTTATTTGGGGCGTAGAGAACATAAAGAGCTGCGGACTTTCTACGAAGTAAATATAGGGCAACCAGTGGAAAACCTACAGATACTTGGAATTGAAGTTTATGAAGTGAAGATGAAATATCATATTGGGGTTGGATACTCCAGTAAAAACCGAAAACCAAAGGTGGGTAGGGAATAGGTTAATGAGAATAACAGACAGGATCATTGAGAAGGTCGAGGCGTTTAAGACACTAACTGGGCAGGAGCCTAATTGTATATTTTTGGGTATCCGTGAATACACTGACCTGACAACTTGGGCTTATAATAACGGGTGTGATATTTGTGGGCTGGAAGGCTTTGAGGGGTACGATATGCTTTTAGTAAAAGAGCCATATTGTATAGGTTTAGGGTTTGTGGATAAAAGAAAAGAACAAATGGCAGACGAGGAAGAGGAATAACTATGGACCTAATAAGATTATCTTTAATCTGTTTTGGTGGGGGTGGAGGTTATAGAGCCCCAGCTCCCGTAGCTACTCCGGAAGACAGCGAGGCGGAGGTAAAGGCAGCATCAGAAGCGGCGGCAGAGAAGGAAAAAGAGCTCGCCAAAAAGAGGAAAGGCCGGAGGTCCATGATCAAGACAAGTCCGCTTGGGTTATCGGATGATTCAGCCGTCACGCGATACGGGCAGTTGATAGGAAACAAGACCAAGTTGGGGGGATGACATACCTATGGCAAACAATAGGCTTTATATCGAGGATACGAAAAATGGCGATAGGTTTTTGGTTGCCAAGAGTTCAGGATGCGGATGGTCATGGCGGAAATCCACTGAAGAAATGCAAACGTGGCTCGAAGAAGAGAACCGAGACATAGAGGTCGCTTGGAATAGTGAGTATACGCCTTCGCAACTACGGCTTGTAACTGAAAACGAGGAGTACTAAAAAGAGGGAACCGGCATGAACGGCAAGGAATTAATCAAAATAAACGAGAACCTAAAAGCTGACCGTTCCCTGTGGGATAGCCAATGGCAGGAAATAGCTGACAACATTGTTTTCCGTAAAGCCTCTATCGTAGGTAAGCAGACAACCGGATCCAAGCTGACTCAGAAGATGTATGACTCGACGGCAACCATGGCGGGTGAAGACCTGGCGGCATGGATACATGGAAACCTCACCTCAATGGGTATGGAATGGTTTTTCCTCAAGACCAAAGGCAAAGAAGACAATAAGGACATGCAGGAGGCCCTTGACGAATGCGGGGAAAGACAGTTTGCGGCTATCCGTGAAAGTAATTTTGCAGGGGAATGGTTGGAAGCGTTAAACGATCTTGTTACCTTCTGCACTGGCGGGCTGTACGTGGAAGAAAACGAAGTAACAAAACCTGGATTCAACGGGTTCAACTTCATCTCCATGCCACCCGGTACCTATGCGACCATGGAGGGGCGAGACGGTAGAGTGCAAGGGATCTTCAGGGAGTACGAGCTAAGAGCGCAAGAGGCCTTCGACCGATGGGGAGAAACAGTCAGCGATGATGTTAAGAAAAACGTAAAGCTGAACCCGAGCGCAAAGCATATGTTTCTTCACGCCTGTTTTCCAAAGACATGGTTTGGGGGAAAGCACAAGACGCAACTTGAATTTGCAAGCTACAATATTGATATAAGCAAAAAGATCATTATGCAGGTGGGGGGATATGATGACTTTCCTTTCTTTATCATTCCATGGCGTAGAGAATCAGGCGAGAGCTACGGACGCGGACCCGGATGGACAGCCCTTCCCGAGGTCAAGACAGCGCATAAAGTGGGAGAGTTAAGCCTTAAAGAATGGGCGCTTGGTATATGGCCTCCGGTGACAATGGTTGAAAATGGAGTTATTGGCAGTGTCAGACAGACACCAGGGGGAATAACGGTTGTAAGAAAAGACGGAGATGTAAAACCATGGGAAACAGGGGCCAGATATTCAGATAATAGGCTGAAGAGAGAGGACCTACAACAGACCATAAGAGAAATCTTTCACATGGATAAGGTTAAGTTTTTGCCCCCACGTGACCAAATGGGACAAACTACAGCTTATGAAGTAGCGCGAAGATACCAACTCTCTCAACAATTATTAGGCCCTACCCATGGCAATATTGTATTCCATGGACTGGACCGGATCGTTGAGACCACCTTTAACATGATGAATAGAGCCGGAGCCTTTCAGGACTTTGCTGAATTACTACCTGTCGAGCTGAAGGTTGAGTATGAATCACCATTGGCAAGAGCCCAAAAGATCCAGGACATTGAAGCAATCACTAACACGATCGAAGCCGTTGCGCCCATAGCTGAAGTAAAGCCGGATATCATGGATAACTTTAAATTAGATGATACGGCGGTGCATGTAGCCAAATCCCTTGGGTATCCTGCTAAACTGCTTAACTCAGAAGATGAAAGGGGAGAGCTCAGAGAGGCCAGAGCTAAGGCAGAGGAGAAACAACAGCAACTTGAACAAGCGGCATTGGCTGCAAAGGCGGCAAAGGACGCGGCTGGGGCAGCCAAGGACTTACCGCCTGAAATGGCAGAGATGATGAGGTAAGGATGACTTTTAAAACAGAAGCTAAAAAGGAAGCGGAAAAACAAGCCCAGGAGTACAAGGCCAGGGCCGGCGACTGTCTGGCAACGTTCACATCAGCTCATGGGAGACGGATCTTGAAGGATATGCGGAAAACATATTGCAGTTATACCTTTGACGCTGATCCGTGCGTGCATGCGTTTAACGCAGGGAAAATGCAAGTAATAAAAGACATTGAGGCTATGCTTATTCTTGGCAAAAGCCCACAAAAGATAGATGATTTATTTAGACAACCTGAAGATGATGGGTTCGACTTTTAATAATGGAGGACGTATAAATGCCAGACGAAATTATTGACCAGGAACAGGGCCAGGACCAAGGGCAGGATCAAAGCCAAGATCAGGGGAACGAGAGTCAAGATTGGAAAGCGGGGCTATCAGACGAACTAAAAGCGGAGAAGTCCCTCGAAAGCTTTAAGGATGTTGGTGGTCTTGCAAAGAGCTATGTTGAAAGCCAAAAGATGATCGGGGGAAGCATCAGGATACCGGGTGAAGGAGCAACCCCTGACGAGATTGCAGCATTTCACACCAAGCTTGGCCGGCCGGAAACTGTTGAGGGCTACGAGTTTGTCAAGCCTGATCTTCCCGAGGGTGTTCAGTGGGATGATAAGCTTGTAGGATGGTTCGGTTTGACTGCTCACAGCCTGGGTATCTCGAAGGCGCAAGCCCAAGGGATTATGCAAGCATGGAACGATAATCAGTTTGAGCAGGGGCATGAAGCGCAAAAGAGCATGAAGGCCGGTCTTGATAACCTGAAGGAATCCTGGGGAGAGCAGTACCCAGGCAATATTGAGCTGGGAGTTAGGGGGATCGAACGGCTTTTACCGGCAAACGAGGCGAAGGAGTTTAAAGCCCTTATGGATTCATCCGGGGTGGGCAACAATCCTTTGATGCTGAAATACGCTCACCAGATTGGAAAGCTTTTGAAAGCGGATGGATATATTATAGGAGACGGCCACGGTGGAGTGCTCGGCGTGGAGTCGGCAAAGGCAAAGATTAAAGAAATCAACGCGGATCTAAAACATCCTCACTGGAACCCGGACACTCCAGGGCATAAAGAAGCGGTTGATGAAATGGCGAATCTGTTTAAAACTGCATATCCTAAATAGGGGGGATATTATGACAACGAAAGAAATGATGGAAAAGGACACCGTAACGACCGAACACCCAAAGATGAAATATCAGGAGCCCAAGGCTAAAGTGAAGCCCAAGGCTAAAGTGAAGCCCAAGAAGAAAGAGAAAGCTAAACCTCATTGGGAAGATCCTGAGTTTAAGGGAATCCCCCATTATTAAAAGTCGAACCCAAGGGTTGACGAACCAGAAAAGGAAAAGGTGTAAAGATGGCTAATAGAATGAAAGAGGCTGGAACGCAAGAGGATTTCGAGAGGTGGAACAAGGGCTTGCCAGCAAAGAGAAAACAAAAGGTGGCAAAGCCTCAGCCTGAAGCACCCAAGATCAAGGATGTTCTTCTATTCAAAGATATTGACCTGGAAGAAATTAAGATAATGTTGGATGGTAGGAGAAAAACCCAGAAGAATGCAGACGGAGTTATGTTTATTGGCTTTAATGTATCATATCAAAAGAAAGATGGTAGCTCTGTCACTGGATGGATGCCCGAGGGTGATTACATAGAGCTAAAGCGCATCTTATTTATTGATGGGAATGTCAATATTGATGTGTTAGAGTAATAATACCGGGTAGCCCTTTGGGGTCCGGAACCGAGTAGAACGCTGGGGAACCCGAGAGGGTCCAGGAACATTACAGCGGGAGCTTAACAAGCTCAGGGGATCGGGTAGGTCCGGTAATCCTCCAAATGATTTGATTAACTATTATCATATTTTTGGGGGATATTATGGCCGAATCAATAGAACAATATTATACTGAACAGTATCAGAATACTATTCGGGTTCTGTCTCAGCAAAAAACCTCAAGGCTCTTGGAAACTACCATCCCGCCCATTAAAGTTGTAGGGAATGCGCTTTATTGGGAGCGTATGGGAGCAACCGAAGCCATTGAAGTAGTCCGCCACGATGACACACCGAACATAGATGTTGATCATTCCAGGAGAAAACAAACCGCTACTCCCAGGATTTGGGCTACGCTTCTGGATACAGTTGACGAAGTTCGGATGCTTGTCGATCCAAAAAACTACTATAACGTTATAGCAAACATGGCCTTCAACCGTGCCAAAGACAGGGATATTATTGCTGCCTTGGGTGGTTCTTCGTGGTCAGGCCAGACCGGGACAACCGAAGTTGTGTTACCGGCTGCTCAGAAAATCGCAGTTGGCGCAACCGGGCTGACCCTTACCAAGATGCTGACGGCAAAGGAAATGCTTGATGCGGCTGAAGTTGACGAGGATATGCCCCGGTTTATTGTGTGTGCTTCACGACAAATCACTAACCTTCTGGAAACCACAGAGGTTAAAAACATAAACTATAACTCTGTGAAGGCTCTCGTTGAGGGGAATATTAACACCCCCCTCTTAGGGTTCAAGTTTATCCGGACTCAACTCCTGGACCTCACTGCGACAACCAGGTCATGCTACGCCTATGCCAAGGGCGCGATCGGTTTTGGTATCTTGAGCGATATCGAGTCGAAGATTGACCAGAGGGCCGATAAGAACTACGAATGGCAGGTATGGGGCAAGATGGACATTGGCGCAACCAGGATCGAAGAAGAGCAGGTCGTGGAAATCGCCTGTCTCGAAGAATAAGGGGGTAGCACTATGTCATTAAACTTACCAGTCCCTGAAGGTGGAAGAGAGGGAAACCTTGTCCTCGTAGAAAATGACGGCCATAACGTAGGTGATGGACCCATAACCCTGGCCGCGAATGGTGCAACCGGGGCGCTGACCGTCGGACAATATGGAATCCTTGCGACTCAACCAACCGGGGCTACGCCGTATTGGTTTAAGATCGGGAAGGACGCGAACGGATATAACCTGTTCATCCTTGTGTATAAAGGCGCTGTTGACGCTTAAAACCTTTTAACAAGCCCTCTCATAGAAGTTGTGCAGGGCTGGAGGATTTAATCATGGGATACAATGAAATACCAGAATCATACCCGAACTCGATTGTGGGAAGGGTAAAAGACAGTCTCTTTTATGAGCCGACTACGGTGCAGCATTTTCCTATCGGTACTATTTACCGGAAGGACGAACGAGCTTTCCGGTACGCATACGCTGGTGGGGCTGTGGACTCGGATCAAGGCTGTCAACCGTACTATCAGCAAGAGGTGGCTTATGCAACAGTCGCAAAAAGCTGTGTAAAAGGCACAAGCGAAATTGTCATAGACGTTGCGGCCACTGACGGCATTGCCGCGGGTGGAGCTATTGCCAAGAATTATCTTGCTGGTGGGTCTATGATCATATTCACTCACGGAACAGGATCTTTCAACCGGCGGATACTTGCCAACTCTGCGGTCGCAACAGGCGGTGGAGAAATGACCGTCAAACTGGACTATGGCGTCGGTGCTGCCCTTACTGTAGACGTAAGCCATGCTGAATGTATGGCGTCAGTTTATATGGATGTCAGGACTGCTGCGTCAGATGTTAAGGCAGTTGTTGGTGTTCCTGTCGCGGATCATGCAGCCGGGAGCGTGTACCTGTGGGTACAGACTTGGGGTCCTATATGGATTGCGCCTCAAGGTGCAGTTGGCAATTCAACCAATGTGGGCCAGTGCGTCTTCCGTCATGACGGATCACTTGACATAGCTGATCTGGTTGCGAACGATGCCCTCGGGAACCATGAGTGCCAATCAGCAGGGTGGGTCATGAAACATGCCAAGGCCGGAACACAGGGCGCACCGTTTATGTTCTTGCAGATCGCATTTTAACTTTTAACCTGCGGGGGGCCTTCGGGTCCTCCGCTTGAGGGTGGAAATGAAAAAACTATTGATCGTGCTTTTAATGCTGCTCTTCCCCGTAACTTCATGGGCAGGGGTGAAGATAAGTGATCTTGTGGCATTAGGAGCGATAGCAGACGAAGACTTCTTTGTTGTCAATGATGACTCGGAAGTGGCTGAGGCCGATAAGACAAAACGCATTCTTTGGTCAACCATTGAGGCCTACAATAACACCCTTTATAACCTTTATGTCCATCCAAATCATACGGGGGATGTTACGAGTGTCGCGGATGGTGCGCAGACCATAGGCCTTGATAAAGTCCTTGATACCCACGTTAATTGGGGAGTTGGAGCCACACAGGTAAGCGCGGTTGATATGCCTATCGCAGATGCCGGGGTTATCATAACCGCCACTGATGTTGAGGCGGCCTTGCAGGAAAATCGGACAGCTATCAATCTCAACACTGACAAGGCAACAAACGCCGACCACACAGGCGAAGTGACAGGATCAGGGGCCTTGACCATAACAAATAAAGCTGTGACCCTTGCCAAGATGAACGACATGGCAACAGACTCTTTCATTGGCCGGACAACCGCAGGGGTTGGGGTGCCGGAGATCCTTTCAAAGGCCGATGCCCTGACGATCCTGAATATAGAAGATGGCGCCGAAGCAAACAATATCTCGGACGTGAACGCCACCGATTTAACTGATGGTGGAGATACCACGTTACATGACCATGATGGTATTACAGAGAACACGGCT